GATGTGCATCTGTTTTGTGAAGATGTCGTCAGCAATGTAAATTTCAGAATTTTCTTCCGGCATATCACCTGCAGGCACGGGTGCAAATTTAATTTGTTTCAGATCATAAATATCTTTGAAGTTCATTATTTTGTTCTCTCTCGCTTAGTACGTATGCAGATGATTAAGGTGATTCTGTCTTGATTGCTGTTGTTTTCCACCCAGTGATTTTTACGGTTATCAAACAGCCAGCATTCACCAACTTTAGGGCTTAATTTTTCAAGCACACCATCATGGTCGCAACAGAAATTAGCGCCATCTTCACTTTGCAGACTGATGTAGTATTTATCGAAGTAATCAACGTGCCAATTTTTATCAATATGTGGGTCAATTCCACACCCCGGAGGAATTCGCGTAATTAGCACACCACCAAGCATTTCACCTTCAACCTTAGCCATTAATTCAAATAGAATAGGCTTTAATGATGGAAGCGCATCAAATGCCGGATACCATACCGGAAGGTGTGGATCATTAAACCCAGCCATGCTGCCAGCTTCAAGATATGGCTGAATGTCGTTATATCTCACCCAAATATCCGTCATTTCAGAGTGAGGTGTGCCGTTTCCTGTTCTGCGAGTATTGTAGGCATCCCATAGCTGAGGATTGGCATTGATTTCTGCTATTAGCTGCTCAACATTCACACCATCGTAAATCTTGGAAAAGTGCTTCATATTAATATCCGTTCAGCTTATTGATTGCTGTTGCTAGTTCTGAAAAAAATAAAAGCCAGACTTGTGAGATCTGGCCGTTAACAATCATGGGTTGGTTTATAGGGGGTTCTAGTTTTTTCATCGTATCCTCGCTTTAGCACCTGTAATCACAAGTCGAACCGGATCACTCATGCGAATACGGAAAACTCGCCCGAATGATTGTCCAAGCCTTCTAAAAATTACCCGATTTGTGTATTGGCCAATCTTTCCAAGTGACTGCTGTCGGCTGAGTGACCATGTTTTCCCGCGATCATCGGACCAATCCAAAATAACCTGCGGATCAATACTTGATTCCTGCCCAACCTGAGCGATCAACTCCAGCTCATCAAAAATCAGTCTTGATGCGTGGGGATTAATCACCGGTGTTATACGCTCTCGCAGGATTGATGCACCGTCATCAGTCTGTGAATCTGGCGTGAGTTGGTAAATATTTCCATTCAGTCGATCACCAACTAAATGCATATTCATAAAAAAACTATAACTTGATGCCCTGTGGTGCTCATGATTGAATGTTTCTGGATTGTGATAGCTGCGCTCATGCCACATGTTTGTTGTTAGATCAAAACACCATGTTTTTTTTGCGGTCGGAAATGTCATCAACAAAAATGAGTGGCCATGCTCCTGATATGCAAATGAGTACGCGTCATCAATCCGTGAATACGAGGCAATTTCATACTCAATTGCATGATTTGAAATGCGCTGTGCCTGATAGCCATTTGTCATGATGATTTGACCACGACCAGCATCCGTTTGAGTCAACCAAACAAGACTTGCACCGAACTGGCAGACAGAATCCTTAGCAATACACCCGATTGGCAGGAATGCTCCAGACATGCGCTGAAATGGCATGTTTGCATCGCCAGTACTTGACCAAATTTCTGTGGTTTTTTCACCAATTAACCAGAGCTGACCACTACTTGTAACCGTACGAACAAGATCGTCTGACTTGGTTTCTGCGGTAGCATAATTAAGTGCAGTAGTTTCTGTATTAAGCAGTCCAGACCATTGGATCTTCCCTGACTTAGGCACAGTCCAAACAAAACGAGAATCCAGAACGGTGACATCTGCTGCTCCAAAAAACTCTTCACCTGTTATTTCCGTAAGCGTGTTGTTTGCTATGGTGTATTTGTATGCCTTACTTGCCACAATCATAACGTGCAGCGAGTTATCAGCAAATGTGACGCGATTTACACCAGCAATATCACCAATCATCAAGATTGCGCCAATCTTATTAATCGTATAAAGCTTACCGCCAGCAACAACCAGAACTCGATCTGTTAAAGCGTACATGCCACGAATTGAGCCAGTTGCGAACTCATATTTTTTAATAAGTCCGGGGGTCGGTATGAGTGCTGAAACTTGCGGTGTATTTCCGCTTTCAACCGCTTGCGGATATAGATTGATTGTGCGCTGACAGTCAATTGACCAATCTTCTAAATGATATGACTGACCAACTACAGGGATATCAACAGAAGCCATATTAAACCCCTACTGGTAAATCATTCTTTGCGTAAAGCGGAGTCACATTGCTGCGTTTTAGCATTTCAACTGCTTGTCGCTGATTGATAATTAGCATTTGTGTTGGCTCAATACCAAACATTGGCACCAGCTCAATAGCAAGCGTGAGAATCAATGGTCGCTGATAATTAGACGGAATAACCAATTCATCTTGAGCCACCAACTCAGACGGAAGCGAGTAAGTCTTAATTTTCAACTCATTGCCATCTGCAAAAACATTGAATGTCCAATTTGGAGATCCAATGGAATAAGTCACTTCAGCATCAGTTTTACTGCTATTTGTATCCCGAACAAGCGTGATCTCTCGATCATCAAGAAGTGCTTTTTCTTGCACACCTTGAATATTTGCAAGTACCGCACCAGATGGACCCACCACATATGCACCGGTGCCAGATAGCGGAATCACAACATCAGTCGCTTTGTAGATATAGAGTCGCTGAGTTGCCCACTGTGAAAGCAACCCCTCCAAGAAAATCAAAGCATCAGCAAGCTCATCACCCTGTATACTTTCGCCAGCAGCAAGAACACCAAGCTGTTTAAGCGACATTTCAATAATTCTGCCAACCAGCATTTTCATGCTCCATAAAAAACCGCCTTTCGGCGGTCATGTTCAATTTGATTCGGTTATGACTTCACTCAGTCCAAGTTCTGCTAACTTGGGTGCCCAGTGATCATTTACAGCGTTGTATTCACTTGTCAGAGTCACAACAGACTCAATCAGTCGATCCAGCGCTTCAAGTTGTTCTGTTGTTAGAATCTGATCAAAACCTTGGCGTGATTTGAATGCTTGATAATCTTCTTCCACCCAAGCCCATGAATGTCCACCAAGGTATTTCCTACCGTTAGAATCTTGCAATAAAACTGATAGACTATCAGGGCCTTTGCCAAGAATTTCAGCTATACCATTTATGATTGGAGCATCTTCAATTGTAGCGATGTGAATAATAGCTAAATTAGACATATTTACTAAACTCCGCTGTAATTCGCGCAATCTCAGAATCAGATAATGCTTTATTGATCATCAGATAATGCGAAAAATCTTGAGTGATTGTGTGATTTGCTGCAATGCTTTGATTCTTTAAAACAGTTACACCACTCGAGCTTACTCTAATGATTGTCGCATTACTTAAAGCTGCATTATTGAACTGTAAAACATCATCAACAGCATCAAACTTGGCGTATTTTGATTTTGCGCCTTGTGTGAGAATTGGGCGCTTTATGGATGTAGTTTGATAAGCATGTAAGCCTGCCAGCTCTCTGACTGTGACATTATCAAAATAGTATTTTTGCCCTACAACTTCATTGTTTAAAGAAACTGCGCAACGTATTAGCGTTGCAGTGGATGTTGCTTGGAATATTAATTGACTTTTACCAGACCCAAAGACGCTGCTCCCTTGAAGGCTGGACGTAGCGTTCCAGATAAAACCGCTGTTACTTGCGTGAGAAGTAACGTCTACGGTTGCAATATAGAATTTACCGACCACGGTAGGGATCGATCTTTCTATACCTGTATTTCCCGACGCGTTGGCGACAACTTCCAGTTCAGCTTTCCCCTCAACAACTCCATTCAAACGAACGTAAGTAGGGCTGGCAGCAGTCCACCCTGTAGTGCCGTTGCTGAAGTCACCATTAGTTACCAATTCAGAGCCTAAAACCAACCCCTTACTCTTATCCAACTCCAACCCCAACGACTGACCTACTGCCGTAACTGGCGTTGTTCCTGCTGCATCCTGATAAACCGTACTTAAATCATTGTTGTCTAGATATGCACCCTGACTCCCATCACTAAACAGCGATTTGATGAATTGGTGGATGTTGTTTGGTGCACCTATTACAGCGCAACCGGGTGTCCAAATTCCTGCACCGCCAATGACGGTGCTTGACGGCGTTTTGATCATACAAGACCTTTAATATATAGATACTCTTACTTGAACATTTGCAGATGATTGACTACAAATCCATAATTTGGGACCAATCCCAACCGACACTGATGAATTTTGATGCCAATAATCAGAGTTTGGATCTGGAGCAGTATCACCAACTGCATAGCTAAAGTCACCGCCAATCGATGTAACATGCGCTGAGTTTGTGCCGTCTGTGATTGACACTGGTGTTCTTGATAGTGTGAGTTTTTGTTGAGTTTGCGCCATATCTATTCGTCCGGCTTTTAATGATTAATGACTGAATGATGATTTGCTCATCAGTTTGGATTAGCAGTTTCATGATCTAGAAGAAGCTTCGCTAATACTGGCTTTCTATCACTTGCTTGATAAGTCACTTCGGCATCGTCAAGAAGCTTTTTGAGTTCATCTGCCGATATGTCTTCGAGTTCTTTGAGTCGAATCTGTTTGCGAAGCTCGGTATTTTCAGCCATGCCATCTGTAATGACTTGATTAAGACGTTTGATTTCAGTGTTTGCGGTAACAAGCTCTTGCTTAACCTCAACCAGTTCTTGTGTGGCCAACTCAAATCGCTCTTGAGTGATGAAGCTGTCAGGATTTACTTCACTTGTAGATCCAAGCTCAACACCAATTTCACGCTCAGGTAAATCAGCAAAATCAACAGCACCTTGCTTGCGCAATTCATGCTCTTCGTCTGCATTTTCCACTACGATCATTTCGTAGTTAGTCTGGTTGCCTGTGTATAAGGCTTTTGGGAATTCTTTTGTCATGCTATCACCTTAAAACTTATTATCTAATTCAGCTTGATGTAGCTTTTCTTTCAGTAAATAACCCTCAAGCAGCCAAATCTTTTCACGTGCATTTTGGTAGGCAATCTTTTTACCAATTTCAGCATCGAAATTTTCAGGGCTTGCACATGCTGACTCACCTGTAACAGTGAAGCCATTTTTTAAGATCAATACACAAAAGGTTAGGGTTTCTAATTGCTTGTGCATGCCGATTAAAGCAGTAGTGTTTGGGTCAGCTCCCCACTGCGCATCAGATGCTTTAAAGTAATATTGATCAACAATAATTGAATCAATGTGCTGAGGTGTTAGACGTGGAGCATTTAGGCCCTTGTCTTGAATTTCTTGCTCAATTTGCTGTTCTGTGTTGCTCATTTTTATATTCCAGATTATTTAAGATAAATAAAAAGCAGAGCCTCGGCTCTGCTTATTCAATTTGTATTATTCAGTGATACGGCATGCAAAGTCACGAACGCGCGTGAAGCCCCACATGATGTCAATACGAGTCTGAGTAGATAGGGTGTTGAAGTTGC